AAGAAATAGATGTAGCAACAGCAGAATATACACCAGTTGTAATACTGGAATTGAATAATAAAAAATCAAAATATGAGGTATATAGTGGTATATTAATTTATAAAGATTTTACATTTATTCCGTCAATTAGTTATGATGTTTCGGATAAAAGTTTGGGGTCATTTATACAATATTTTGATATGGCAAGTTATTTGAAGTATGCAACAGATAGAGCTGAAGATTTGTATAAATCATATAAATTGTTCCAAGAAAATCCAGTTGAAATAAGTGTTAGAGAGATGACTGGATTGTGTGGTAAAGTTGGTTATAAGTTAGAATTAGATGATGAAACAAAGTTGCATCCTATAGAAGCTTTATCAGATGAAGAAAATAATAGAAGAATACAAGAATTTTATAATACATTTAAGGATATATCAGGTGAAACAACTTATGAAATTTTACAACTTAGTGATTTAAGAAAGACATTTAGATATAATAAATTAACATTATTAGAGGTATTAGGAATATTATCTAAGGAATATTTAACATATGATGGTTCTAAAATAACAGCTGAAATTTTAGGGGACATTGTTTATAAATTAATGAATAATAAAAATGTAGATAAGTTGCAAGTAGAGGATGTTAAAAAGGATGTTAAAAATTAGGGGGTAATTGAATGGCGTTTTCAATGAAGGGTGTTACATCACTGAAAGAAAAACGCAAGGGTATGATTAGAGCATTATTTGCTATATTAAATAATGATGAAAGGTTAACTCCTGCTATATCAGATGCATTAAGAGCTTATTTAAATTATATGCTTAACACTATAGGAAATACTGTGTTAAAGAAAGAAAATTTTGAATTAGAGCTAGATAGATTATTGGCAGGTTCTTGTGATACGAGAGTAGCAATTTTAACTAAATATGAAATAGTCAAAAATGAGACTAAAATTATAAATAATATAAAGAAAGCAATTAGTTTAGGTGGATTAAGTCGTTTAAATTATGACAAGAAGTCAGAGTTTTTACGAGCTTTAAAATATAGTGAGAGGCAATTTAGGAGGTGATTTAGGTGGCAATGTTTGATAGAATACTAGATAATGTATTGAAAAGTGTTGGAACTTATCCAGCTGAGTATGAAAATAGTGTTATAAGTGAAATTGATATGTATATAGATAGTAGTAATTTACCAATTATGTATCAAAAATTACGATTAGATGAAACAAAGCTGCCTAAAAATCTAAAGACATTTTTTAAAAATGTTCCAAAATATTTGCAAGAGGATGAAAGTGTTATTATTTTTGTAAATGAATTTAAGACAAGTGGTTATATTAGTGCTATGTTTTATGAGAACATTTTAAATGATTGTTTAATTGCAGATAAGCACGTTCCAACAGTTTTGTATATAGATACCAATTTATTAATTGAATACTTTGGATATATGATGGATGCAAGTAAGGGTTTAAATGTTGGTGAACAACAGTTATTTTTACCTGATATTGTAAATAATCGTATATATACAGCAGATGTTGTTATATGGGATAAATTTGACTATAGTAAGGTTGCATTTGCAAATCGAAAATTATACGAAATTTTGACAATACGTTATAATAGATGTCTTAAAAATGTATTCTTTGTAAGGTCAGATACTAAAAAATTAATAGATAAATTTGGTTCAGATATGATTGATGTTATGAACTTGAATTATTTTGTTGATTTAAGTGGATATGAAAAAGAAGATTTTGTGTACAAAGGAGATAATAAATAATGATAGATAGAGATAGATTAGAAAAGTCTCTTCTATTAGGGATAGTAAGAGATAAAAATTGGGATGTATTGTTATTAAATAACATAACAAAGGATTGTTTTTCAGTTGCTAATTATGAATTATATGAATATATTAAGAAGTTTGCAAATGAGGGTAAGTATCCGGATATTAGAATAGTTTCAAATGTATTTGATATTTCAGAAGAAATGTTACGAGAGTATTTAATGATTGGCAATTTAAATGAATTATGTGATGTATTACATAATGAATATGTCAAAAATCAATTAGAATACAAGGTAGGACAGCTTAATGATTTTGTGAGTGAAATGGAGACCGACCCCGTTAAATATATAGATAGATTAAGTAGAGTTGTTGAAGATGTACGACAAATAAGTTATCATACTAAATCAGTTGATTTATTTGAGAATATTGAGGAAATATTAAAGATAGATAAATCAAATGTTATAAGTACAGGATTTAAAGAGTTGGATGATAAATTGATTGGGTTTAAACGAGGTGAAGAATTAGTTGTACTTGCAGGAAGAACTGGACAGCGGCAAAAGTTGGTGTGGCTTGAAGTTTGCAATGTCAGCAGCATTTCAAGGTAATAAGGTAGGTTTGTATTCAGGTGAAATGAGTACACAGCAATTACAGGAAAGAATGTTATGTTGTGCAAAACCAACTTATACATCAACACAAGAGGAGGCAATGAAAGTAATTAAAGAAAAAGATGCATTTGTAAGAGTAATAACACAAAAGGAGTTAAGACGTAGAGCAAATGTATCAGATATAGAAGAGTTTATTATTAGGGATAATTTAGATATGGTTGTAATAGACCAATTATCATTAATGGAAGATAATACCAGCAAGCCACGGAACACCTCTTAGACAACAATATGGTAATATATCAATGGATTTATTTTCATTAACGACAAAATATAATATTCCAATAGTTTTGTTAGTACAAGTAAATAGACAAGGTAATGAAAGTAAAGGTGGTCCACAATTAGAGAATATAGCCGAGAGTGATGCAGTAGCTCAAAATGCAACAAGGGTAATAACTTTAAAGAAAGAGGGACCAATGCTCACATTAAATATTGTAAAAAATAGATATGGGGATGTGGGTACACAACAATATGATGTTGATTATGGTAAAAATAAATATAAAGCTGTTACAGATTACACTCAGACAGTTGCATCAAATAGACGAACTAGAGATATAAATCCATACAGAAGTGGCAGAACATTTTAGAGGTGAGTAATGTGGATATAGATGAAAATTTGATACGAGATATGCAGAGCTACTTACTGTTAAAAACAGGTATAAGATATTTTGGTAGGATTAAGCCTACTCCAAATGATATAATGGTGAGTTGTCCGTTTCATAAGGGTGGGCAAGAAAGAAAACCAAGTTGTGGTATAAAAAGATATGCAGATGAAAAAGGTAGTGCAGGAACTGTACACTGTTTTAGTTGTCGGTGTTACAACAGATTTGAGTGGTATGTTAAAAGATATTTTAGGTTCGCTTTATAATGAAGATGAAGTTGAAGCTAAGTTTAATTTACTATCAATGAGGGTGCAGAATATAGTACAAAATAAACCTAAGTCGTTGTTCACTTTACCTAAAAAGGTAGATATTGTAAATGAAGATTTATTGAAAAAATTTAGAGTATATCATCCATATTTAGCTCAGCGTGGTATAAGTGAAAATACAGCAAAATTATATGATATTGGATTTGATGATATAAATAAACATATTACATTCCCAATTAAAAACATTAATAATAAGTGTATTGGAATTGGTAGAAGATATATTTTGAAAAAAGAATATTACTATCCACCACAAATGATAAAACCATTGTATGGGTTGTATGAATTAGAATACCCTATAAGATTTTTATATGTTGTTGAAGGTCCATTTAATTTATGGAGTTTATCAGAATGGGGTAAAAAAGGAGTAGCTTTATTAGGTACAGGTACAGCTTATCAATATGACCAGTTAAGTAATGTTGTTTGTGATGGATATGTTTTGGCATTAGACCCAGATGATGCTGGTAGAAATGGTACAAAAAAGATAATAAAATATTTATTAAACAAAGATAAGTCTAGAATATATGTATTAGACTTACCAGATGGTCGAGATGTAAATGATTTATCACACCAAGAATTTAAAAATATTAATGTATTAACATATAAGGAGTGGCAATATAAATATAAATATTTTTAATATATATAGTAAAAAATAGAATTAAAATGAGGTATATTATATTAGAGGGTATAAACTCTCTGTTAATATAAATTTAGTATTAGTCGCAAGTGCAAAATATCTCAAAAAGGAAAAATCTAAAATAGTTGCAAGCTGAGAATATATAGCACTGAAAACTAAAATTTAAAAAAAAGAAAGGAGAGATTAGTTATGGCTATGCGATTAACAGATACTAAAAAAGACTTATCAGGAGGAGGTAGTTCATTCTTTAAGTTGCCAGAAGGTCAATCAACAAATGTAAGATTTTTATATACAACTGTTGATGACATCATTGCAGAAGGAATGGTGGCACACGTTATACAACCAAGTGAAAGTGGGCAAGCATATTCAACAACAGTATTATGCAACAAAGATAGTGATGATGACCCTGATGAAAAATGTAAGTGGTGTGCTTCAGGAAATAAACAAGTAGGTAGATATCCATTAGTGTTATTTAATGAGGATGCACAACAAGTTCAATATTGGTTAAAATCTAAACAATATGTTGATGGACTTTTAGCACAATTAAGTGCAATAATACCACAAGGTCAACCAATATCAGGACAAATATTTCAAATGATTAGAACAGGTAAGGGAACTCAGACACAGTATAATATAATACCAAAGGGAACAAACGATGGTAAGATTGCTAGTCAATTTGGTGAAATTAAAGCACCAGAGGAAAGAAATTTAATAAGACCAGCAGATTATGATTTTCCAGTTATAGCAAATGGTGGAGCAAACTTTCAACACTCTGGAAATTATAATCAAGGTAATAATTTTAATGGAAATTTCCAAAGTACAAGAAGAACAACTGATGTATTTTAATGAGGAGGTATTATAAATGGCTTTATTTGATTTACCAAGTGACAAATCAAAAAAACAAAGTAGTAAATCAGGTAGTCAAATAAAACTTAAAAAAGGTGATACTGTACAATCATTAATAGAAACAGCTAAAAAATTAGTTGATGAAAAATTAGGTAATTATAAGAAAATGAGCAGGTGTGTCACCAATGTTGAAGATTTGCAGTCTTTCTTTGATGAGACACCTGAAAATGCATATATGGCAATAGATACGGAGACAACTCGGTTAATATTAAGGCTGAGTATAAACAAGGTGAACCAATTTATTATTGGGTGTGCTAAAAATAGTGCTAACGGTCCAGAACTAGTGATAGCTTATGGGTAAGGGAAGCTAAACCTTAATAAGGCAGGCTGATACCGTGCTAAGATTTTGGGAGTAATTAATGAAATTAAAAATTCTCAAAATAAAGTGTAACGACTAATTGTGATGAGTGTAGCAATGTAAGATTATTATTAATACATAATCTGAAGTGCCTTGCAATTTATTTAATAAATTGAAGAGATAGTCTATCTAACATAGAAATATTTTAGGTTCTTGCTTAATACGTTTACAGATACATTAGTAGGTGTATGTTTATGTAATCGGAAAACAAGCCATATATGTACCATTAAATCATAAATCATATGTAGATGGTATAATATTACCTGATTGGATACAGATGTCATCAATTAAGTTTAAAGAACTATTTGAAAAAATACTAGATACAAGAACATTTAAATATATATACCATAATGCTAAATTCGACCTTAGTGTGATGAGGACATTTATGGGGAGACCAATGCCAGACCCATATTGGGACACTATGCTTGCCTCACAACTATTATGGCAAGATGAAGAACACTCTTTGAAATTTCAATACAATAAATATGTAGCAGTAGAAGATGAAGGAGTAAATAGATTTGATAATTTATTTCACGGTATAACATTTGATTATGTTCCGTTAGAAACAGCTACAGTATATGGTGCAAAAGATGCTTTTATGACATTGGCATTATTTGAGTACCAATATAAAAAGTTAAATAAACCAGAATTTGAAGGAGTTAAATATGTAATGGAGAATATAGAAATGCCATTACTACCAATATTAGAAGATATGCAACGTACTGGTGTTAATTTGAATATGGCAATGTGTGATGAGTTTAAAGAAAAATATTCAATAAGATTAGCAGAAGCGGAAAAGAAAGTATATGCAGAAATAAATAAATATAAAGAACAAATAGATGAATATAGAATAAAACACTTTAATAAAAAATTAGATGACCCGATATTATTAACTAGTCCATCTCAATTAAGTATTCTATTTTATGATATTATAGGATATAAATTAAAAAAAGGTGGAAGAGGTACTGGTAGAGCTGAATTACAAGAAATAAATACAGACTTAACTAAAGCTTTACTAGAGTTTAGAGCGATGCAAAAATTGATAGATGCATTTATAGTCGCACTACCTGATAGAGTTGATAAGGGGTTTGATAATAAGATACACACTAGCCTCAACCAATATCGGGGCTGCAACAGGTAAGAAAATTTGCTTGGCTATATAGTAATATATAGAATAATAAACAAGGTGAACCAATTTATTATTGGGTGTGCTAGAAATAGTGCTAACGGTCCAGAACTAGAAATAGCATATGGGTAAGGGAGCCTAAGTCTTAAATAGATAAGGTAATACCGTGTCAAGTTTAATTTGTTAAGGGGGTGTGATTGATTATGGAAGATGTTTTAGGTTGTGTATATCAAATTAAATGCTTAGTAAATGGAAGAGTTTATTTTCGGTCAAACAATAGATATAAAGAGACGAAAATGGGAACATTTTTATGCATTACGACATAATATACATAAAAATCATCATATGCAAGATGATTACAATATGTATGGTGCTGGGGTATTTGAGGTAACAATATTGGAAGAGGGTTTAATAAAAATTGACCGATTACAGCGAGAGACATATTATATTAAGCTTAATGGTGGTATAGAAAGTGATAATGTATATAACTATCAAGATAATATTAATGAAAACAATGAAATGTGTGATTTAGTATCTAAGGGACAAATTGGTAAAAAAATATCTCCAGAGAGTATAAGCAAGATGCGAAAAACACTGACTGGTAGAAAATTAAGTTCTGAACACAAATTACATATAAAACAATCGTGTGCTAAATTTACTGGTAATAATAACCCTGCAAAAAGACCTGATGTTAGAGAAAAGATTTCTAAAGCAGTTTCAGGTAAGGGTAATGGTATGTATGGCAAACATCACACTGATAGAGCTAAAGAAGCAATAAGACAGGCTAGATTAGGTAAATCACCAGCTAATAAGGGTGTGCCAATGAATGATGCCGTTAAACAGAAAATAAGTAGCTCATTAAAAGGTAGAAAGCCTTGGAACACAGGAAAGTGTAAATATTCTGAAGGATTTATACAGCAATTAAAAGTAGAGTATAATCAATTACATAGTTATAAGGCAGTACAACAATTGCATCCGGAGATTTGTTATGATGTAATTAGAGCATTAATAATAAATGGTAAAACAAATTAAAAAGATGTAGAGACTATCTATATTTAGAGTAAGATAACTATTAATACGTTATTTGAAGTGCCTTGCAACTAGTAATAGTTGAAGATATAGTCCGATTAATATAGAAATATATGGGTAATTGAGATTTTCAAGTTCAGACCCTAATCTACAACAAATACCTTCAAGAGGAGAAGGTAAAGAGCTAAGAAGATTGTTTGGTGCAACACCACGGTTATATATTGATGTCCAGCGACTTCAGTCAGCAGGAACCCCGCTGTTTAGCAAGTTTAGCTGATGATGCAAAAATGCAAGAAGCATATGCAACAGGTAAAGATTTATATGCAACAATGGCATCAGAAATATACAAAATGCCATATGCAGATTGTATGGAATTTTATTTAGATGAAAATGGTAAGAAAACAGATAAGACAAATCCGGAAGGGAAGAAAAGAAGAAGTGCTACAAAATCAATCCTTTTAGGTATTATGTACCGGAAGAGGTGTAGCATCAGTTGCAGAACAAATACATAGTACAACTGAAGAGGCACAGAAGATTATAGATGATTTTTATATATCATATCCAACGATTAAAAATTTCACAGAGCTGGTACAAAATAATGCTAAAAGAGATGGATTTACAACAACAGCTTGGGGTAGAAGAAGATATTTACAACACATTCAAGACCAACCATATAGTTATAGATATAACGATAAAAGGAAGGTTGACTTTAATCCATTATTTACAGCAAAAAGTGTTATAAATAAAAAAGTACCACAAGATATAATAGATATGTATAATGCACAATTAGAAAAAGCTAATTTTAATAAACAGAAGAAAATTATTGAGCAAGCTGAAAAAGATGGTATAACCATTTTAAATAATAAGAGTTTTATTGCTGAAGCATTAAGACAGTGTTTAAATAGTGTTATACAAGGAAGTTCAGCAGATATGTCAAAGAGAGCTATGATATTAATTGGTCAGAATGAAGAATTAAAACAGTTAGGTTTTAGAATGCTCTTTCCTGTACACGATATTTTATGTAAACTATTTTGTCGTGTATAAACTTATTGAACGTATGCAAAAACGGTGTCATATATTTATATATGGCTAACGGTTCAGAGATAAGAAATTATAATATGAGTAAGGGAGCCTAAGTCTTAAATAGATAAGGTAATACCGTGCTAAAGGAGGTGAGTATATTTATGAAAACTATATATAAGATTGTATGTAAGGAAAATAATAGAATTTATATAGGGCAGACTAAACATTATGATGTGCGAAAAAGAGAACATATAAATGATTTAAAAGCAAATAGACATAGTAATGTATATTTACAAGAAGATTTTAATAAATATGGTGTGTCACAGTTTACATTTGAAATTATAGAGGAAGTACCTAATAATATTGGAAATAATAGGGAAGATTATTGGATGAGTTATTACGGAGGTATTGATACAAATAGTGTATACAATTCAATGAATAGTTTTACCAAATCAATATATATGAAAAATAAATTACATAATTATTATATAGGAAAAAGCCATATTGAATTACACGGAGAAGAAGTTGCCGAAAGAATGCGTAAGGTAAATTCTATGAAGCATATAGGTAAAAAGGCTTCATACACACCATATAAAGGGAAAGTTAAATCATTAGATGGAGATATGGTAGAAGTAACTGAAACATTATACAAACAAGTATTAGATTTAAAAAAAGTTGGATATAAGATGACTGAAATATCTAAGATTACAAATATCAAATATAATGGTATATATAATATAGTTAATAATAAGATATACTTACCTTTTAAGTGTAACGACTAATCGTGATGAATGTAGCGATGTAGGGTAGAGATTAGCACTACTCGAAGTGGTAGGCAATATTTAAAATATTGAAGATATAGTCTGAACATATAAGAAATTATATGATTAACAAAGTGGAAATAATAGCAGAATGTCCATTTGAAAATCGTAAAAGATGTGCTGAGCTAATGTCAAAATTAATGATACAATCAGGTGCAGACAAGATAAAAGTTCAAATGAAATGTGATGTAGAGTGTTTCTTTGTATGGTATGGGGATGATGTATCAACTGAGGATAATGAAATAACAGCAATGCAGTATAAAGATTATATGGAGACAGGTAAGTATTATGGTGAAGATTACTATAAAGAAAAATTAAAACAGGAGGCATAAATTAGTTATGGAGTATGCACCTATTAAGGTTAAATATAAATGGAGTAATGGTGATAAGTACGGTGACTTAGTATGTGAAGTGACTGAGTTTATGGATAAATATATTTTAGATAGTAAGAGTAATTATACATTTTATAAAACATATTTATATAACGATATAGGTGTATATTCTTCTAACAAATTATTGCAGATAGCTTTCAGAGTACCACGGAGCAACTAGAGGTTCTATACAACTTGAAAGATTAGATAGTCATAAATTTAAAATAGTTGGTTTCGGATTTAATACTGATGTATGTTTTGGTGAATTTGCTTGTTATAAAGAAGAACTAAAGAGTAATATAGATGTGTATATTGGTAGAATTTTGGATTTTTCAGATGTTAATTTATTAAATAATTATGCTGAATTTACATATTTTTGAGGATAAGGTGATAGTATGAGCTATAAGAATGTGCAACATTATAGGCATACTGTTCATAGATATTTGGATGCTATTTGGGGTATAGGTTGTCATAGAGGTAAAGCTAGAACATCTATGTATAATGTGTTGGCAAATAGAATGGGATTAGAACCTGAAGAAACACACGTTAAATATTTTACAAGAGCTCAATGTAGGCAAGCTATAAAAATATTAAGACCAATGTATATACAGTTATATGGTAAGGATTTAGATTATAAAGGGAGGAATTAAGGATGTATTATAGCAAAAAGTCATTTAAAATATCCGTGTTTTATAGTATAGAATTAAATGATATACCATCTGATGTGTCAGATGTATGGGAAATAACTGTATACTGTAGAAATAGAAATGTTGATAGTACAGGTATAATTGCTGATTATGAAAGTATAGAACTATTTTTACAGGATAGATTAGGTGCATATAATAAATTAAATGATTTAGTATGCAATCCAACAGAAGAGGTTATGGCTAATTGGATATGTGAACAGATAGTGCCTTGCTATAAAGTTGATATAAAATCAATGGATGGAAAAATAGTTACATATGAAGAAGATAAAATTTAAAAAATGAGGTATATTATATTGGAGGGAATTAAAATGATAGAAAATAATGAAAATCAAACAATTAATTTAGGAAATAACGTGGGAGGTGCTACACCACCTGTATTTGGTAATACACAAGTTGTACCACCTACACAAACACCTTTTACTGTTGGAGGTACACAGGCTGTGCAATCACCTGTTATACCAACACAATCAAGTGTAACAACTACGATAACTGCAACAAACACTGAAGCTACAGTAATTCAGATGCCACAACAAGGTGTCAGTGTTACTCAAAATATGCACAGTGAAGTTGTTGATGTTGAGCCTGAGCAGATTACTATAGCAAATCAACCAATTTTAATTGATGGTGAGGTAACATTACCTACAGTAGTATTGAAGGAATTGATTAATATAGCAAGAAAAGTTGGAGTTGCAAATAATACACAACCTCGCTCTGAGGTGCTTAATATTCTATTTAATGAAAATGGAATTATTCTAAGAGCTACTAGTGGCAACGAAGATATTGAAATAATAGATAAGAGATATATTTTTAAAAATCCAGTAGAAATGTCATTAGATATAAAAATGGTTGGTAGTTTTATTAATTCTGTATCAACAAATAATGTAACATTATCTTATGATAATGTAAATAATATATTAACTATTGTTACAGATGGAGATAATGGTAGTGGTACATTCAAATTCCCACAAAAGATTGATTTAAGTACACAACAACCAATAGTAAATGAATTAACATTTAGTATGGCTTATACAGATATGCATCCTGTTAATTATGAGGATTTTTTACAAACATTAAGTGTAAGTAAAACAGTTAGAAATTTTGCGAATAAGTTGGGTATGGTTGCATTAGAAGGAACTTATTTTAGTGACATTATAGCTTCATCAGATAGGGTTTTAATGTTAATGCAAGAGAATAAGTTAGGTTTAGGTGATAAAGAGTTCTTCTTAAAATCAAAATTCTGTGATTTAGTTGCAACATTACCATTTGATTTAACTAAGTTTAGAATAGGATTTATTAGCAATCCTGCTACTAATGTTGTTGGAGGTATAATTTGTTCTGATGAGAGGATAACATTATGTGGTAGTGCAGATGTTCCTATAGACTTTCCTATAGATTTATGTAGAAATTATTGGAAATCTGAAGGATTTGCAAATACAGTAAAAGTAGATAGAAAGGTCTTGGTAGATACATTAAATCCTGTAATTCAGTTTATAAATCCTTTAAGAGATAGAGATAAAATTGCTATTTCTATTGTTGGGAATGTTATGAAGATAGGTTCTATGAGTGGTGAGGCTGAGTATACTATAATGGTAGAAAATGTTAATAATATAAGTATTACAACTCCAATATATCTTCCTGCAACAAAATTATATAGCACATTACAGACAATATCAGATAAGACTATAGATTTATTAATTGATACATCTGAAAATTCACCTTGTATATGCTTAGCATTTAGTGAATATAAATGTTTAGTTGCATATGTTTATGATTAATAAAATATTATTGAGGTGATTAATAATGAGTATTAACAGTAAACAGAAGGGTAAAAAGGGTGAGTTAGAGTTTGCACACGAGTGTGAAAAATATGGTCTGAGTGGTGTACATAGAACTGCTCAGACTAATGGTAAATTAGAACAATCTTTAGCTGATTGTGAAGGATTAGATGGCATACATATAGAGGTAAAACGTGTAGAAGCTTTAAATATAGATAAAGCTATGGAGCAAGCTGAGAGAGATTTGGAGACAAAGAAAGAGAAGCGTATACCTGTGGTATTTCACAGAAAAAATAGAAAACCTTGGTTAGCAACAGCTAAATTTGAGGATTGGGTTAAATTTTATAAAAGTTGGCTTAAAGACCCAGATAGAGAGGAGTAATATTATGAATTATAATGCTCAAGATAGTAGGGAGAGAGTTGGTAGACCCAGTGTTTCTATGGAGAATGCTATTGCTAGAATTGTTGATGAGCATATCGGTGACCTAACTGATGTAGTCACTAAAATAAAAGAAATGTTGAAGGATGATACAGATATATTAACTGACCAAGAGATAGAAGATATATTATTGCAACTACCTGTATTATTATATGATGTTACAGATAATCAAGAAGTTGTAGGTATGCAGTCAGACCTAGCAAGTCTTATATATAAGGAAAGTTATAATGAAGCATATAAAATTGCTAGAGGAACCGTGGGTGAAAAACAATCTGCTTCTGAATTAGCAACAATGACAGAAAAGTTTGATAGTGTGATATATGATAGAGCATATAAAATTATAAAACAAAAAATATCAATGGCAGTTGAAGTATTAAATGCAGTTAAACGTATACATTCAACTAGGGTACAAGGTATAGAGATAGGTAACAAAACTAATTTTTAAAGAAGGTTATAAATATGTATTATAAATAGAATGGAGGTTAATATGGCTTCAATAACAGATAAGATATTAAAAGATATTGATAGTGCGTATGGTGGTAATATTGTAGAAACTGGTGTTGAGAAAAACGATTATGATAGAATACCATTTTCAAGTCCTAGATTAAATTATATGACATTTGGAGGTATTCCTATGGGTCATATTGTAGAATTTAGTGGACCTGAAGGTTCTGGTAAAACATCGACAGCAGTAGATATAATGAAAAATGCTCAAATAAAATTTGATAAAATGGCGAAAGAAACAGGAGAAGAGCCTAAAAAGATAGTGTTTATAGATGTTGAGGGAACATTTGATTATACTTGGTCATCTAAATTTGGTTTAGATACAACTAGAATTTATAGATTAAAAATGGCAGGTATATCAGCACAAGATATTTTAAATACTATATTAAAATTATTAGAGGGTAGAGAAATAGGTTTAGTAGTACTTGATAGTATTGCATCTATGATACCAGAACAATTGGAAAGTAAAGGTGTAGGTGAAAAAATTTATGGTGGTTTGGCTCAATCTTTACAAAACTTTTGTCTGAAAGCTGGAAGATATTTAAGAGAGGATAATGTATCAATTATATGTATAAACCAAGTTAGAGACAATTTAAATTCAATGTTTGGTGGAACTATAACTCCTCGGAGGTAGAGGATTTAAACATATGTGTTCAGTTAGAATGGAATTTAGAAAAGGAAAATTTATTGACGAAAATAACAAAGAGTTAACAAATAGTGCTGAAAATCCAGCAGGTAATTTAATAAATGTTGTTGTATTAAAGAGTAAAGTGTTTCCAAGTACAAGGCGTGTTGGATATTATACAATTAAGTATGTAACAGGTCCAGATTTAATGAGTGATTATATTGAAGTTGGATTACAAGTTGGTGTAATATTGCAGAGGGGTGCATTTTATGATATTATAGACCCAACAACAGGAGAGTTACTAAATGATAAAAAAATACAAGGTAAGGTTAGTTTAAAAGAACAATTGGAGCAACATAAAGAGTGGTTAGATTTAATCGATGCTGTTGTAGATGGCAAGGATATAGAAGAGTTGGTTGATGAGGATACATTAGCCAAAGCAAATGAAACAGTTGCTAATGCAGAGGAGTGATTTAGTTGGAACCAATAAAACTTTTAGAGTTATTTGGAGGTATAGGTGCCTGTACTAAAGCATTCAAGAGATTGGGAATACCATACAATGTTGTTGATTATGTTGAAATAGATAAATATGCAGTAGACAGTTATAATGCTATAAATGGAACTAATTTTACTCCACAAGATATTACAAAGTGGGATAAAGATTTAAAAGTTGATTTTATTATGCATCGGCTCGCCTTGTCAAGATATATCCATAGCAGGTAATCAAGCCGGTGCAGATGAAAATTCTGGTACAAGGTCTTCACTTATGTATGAAACAGTGAGGATTGTTTCAAAGTTAAAACCGAAATATGTGTTGTGGGAGAATGTTAAAAATTTATTAAGTAAAAAACATAAGCATAATTTCGATAATTATATAGAAACTATGAGTATAATAGGGTATAATTCGTATTATAAGGTATTAGATGCGAAAGACTACGGTGTACCTCAGCATAGGGAAAGAGTTTATACAGTTAGTATTAGAAAAGATATTGATAATTGGGATTTTGTTTTTCCAGAACCTATGGAATTGAAATTGAGATTAAAAGATGTTTTAGAAGATGAAGTTGATGAGAAGTATTATTTAAGTGAAAAGATGCTTAACTTCTTCTATAAGAATGAACAGATACAAAAAGAAAAAGGTAATGGTTTTAGATTTGGTGTATCAGATGGTAATGTTGTTGCGAAGTCTGTAACTACTAGAGCAGGTAGCAGAATGGATGATAATTTTATTAAATGTGTAAGAATTGGTGGAATATTTGATACAGAAAAATCGAAACATCAGGCAGGAAGTGTATATGATAAAGAAGGTCTCTCTCCTACACTAGATGTTATGCAGGGTGGTTGGAGACAGCCTAGTATAATAAATGATTATAAAATCAGAAAATTAACACCAAAAGAATGTTGGCGTTTAATGCGGCTTTGATGATGAGGATTTTGAAAAAGCACAAGGAGTTCCTACTAGTAATACTCAATTGTATAAACAAGCACGGAAACTCAATTTGCGTACCAGTATTAGAAAATATATTGACAAATTTATTTAATACTGGAAGAAAGAAAACAAGAAGAGAATTTAGATTATGGTAGGTGTAGTATTATGTATATAAAGTATGAATTATATCGAGTGAAAGACCAAGGTCTATTTAATGCAGAAATGATAGAGTGGGTATTAACTGAAGACAAGGATTTAATTGAAATTGATAGAAGAATTAGAGATGTATTAACTCAGCACATCTCTAATCTTCCAGAAATTAAAAAATATGGTACAGCATATATAGGTAGTATGAAGATAGTTGGTATTGAAATAAATGATAATGATGACTTAGGTGGATTGGGTGAGGCAGAGTTTAGAGCTTATATGGCAAATCCAGAAGTAATGCCATACTTAAATATTGTGTGGAATAAAAAGGAAGATAATAATGAAAGTTAAATTTATTAAATGTATGGATATGGAATTTGAAGATGTTGAAGTTATAAATATACATACAGATATAGAACTAAATAAAGCTATAGAAGAAAGTAAGGTTGTAGGAGTTACATATGAAGGTGGAGATAGATATTATATTAATGCTGATTATATAATGTATTGGGGGTAATGAGATGACAACTAGAGATGTTAGTACAGCACAAGAAAAGTGTATAGCAAAAACATTAGGTGCAAGACGTACATCAAATAGTCGGAGCAACTAAATTTGATAAACGGAGATTTATATATAGGTCAAGAATGGCTAATCGAGGCTAAAACTTGTATGGAGCCTAAAAAATCATTTTCAATTAAAAAAGAATGGTTGGAAAAGTTAAAAGAGGAACAGTTTGCTACTGGTAAGGATAATAGAGCACTTTGTTTTGATTTTGGGGATAGTAAGGAAAGATTTTATATAATAACAGAGGATGTATTTATGCAACTGATAGATTTATTAAAATAAATTGGGGGGTTACAATGAGTAATAATACAACACTAGCTACTAAATATCGTCCACAAAAATTCGATGATATTGTAGAGCAAGATAGTATAAAGATAATTTTAGAAAATCAAGTTAAGACAAATAATTTAAAACACGCATATTTATTTTGTGGTTCGGCTGGTACTGGAAAAACAACAAGTGCCCGTATTATAGCACATATGATAAATAATTATGAAACTGAACCTATAGAACTTGATTGTGCAAGTCATAATGGTGTAGATGACGTACGAGCAATAATAGAGGATTGTAAAATAAGACCATATAAAGGTAGATACAAGGTGTTTTTATTAGATGAGGTGCATATGTTATCAACACAAGCTTGGAATGCAATGCTAAAAATACTTGAAGAGCCTCCAGAATATGTCATATTTCTGTTTTGTACAACTGACCCACAAAAAGTTATTGGAACAGTCTTATCTCGTGTGCAAAGGTTTAATTTTGCTAGAATAAGTGTAAATGGAATTACAGGTAGATTAAAATATATAGTCGAGTGCGAAAATAATGAAAGAGCTTCAACTGATTTAAATCCAATAGTATATGAAGATAGTGCATTAAATTATATTGCACGTCTTGCTAAAGGTGGTATGCGTGATAGCATCACAATTCTGGAAAAGTGTTTAGACTATAGTAATAATCTAACATTAGAGAATGTTACAAAAGTCACAAGTGGTGGTGTTACAGAAGATGTGATGTCAGAATTTTTATGTTATATACTAAATTCACAATGTAGTAATGCTTTAATATATTTTAATAATATTTATATGTCTGGTATAGATATTCATTTATTTTTAAAACTATGGACAGAGTATTTACAAAATTGTGTTAAATATATGATAACACAAACTCCAGAAATCACAACATTATCAGATAATACAATTAATTGGCTTAATACAATAATGTCATTTACACAACAAGTTAAGGATTTATTGAAAAGTATTCTTGCAGTTAAAACAGACTTCAGTTCAGATGATATGAAAATTATTTTAGAAAGTTGGATAATTGAAAAATGCAATTAGTAGGTCAAACATTAAATTTAGAAATAATTAGTAGGTGGGAAGATATTCCGAACTTTGTTATAATTCAAGGTGATTTACATACAGGTAAAACTAATTTGGTGAAATATATATGTAGTGTATTCGGATATAGTTATGTTTTAGTTAATAATAGTGTATCGAGCGTTCGTGAATTAATTAGTGTTATGACACCAAATTCAAAAATATTATATCATTTTAAGGATTTTGATAAAGCCTCAATTCAAGCTAAAAATGCTTTATTAAAAGTCACAGAGGAAACCCCTGTAGGTAATAAAATAGTTATTACAGGTAGTACTCAGTTGAGTACCTTAGAAAGTAGAGCTATTAAGTTAATTATGGCTTCATACAAAGAAGATGAAATGGTTAGGTATTTTGGTAAATATTATAATAATGATATTGCAGTTAAATTATTTAGAGCAGGTGTAGATACTCCGGCTAAATGTGAGTATTATAAGGAATATGAATTTATAGAACAGTTATTATATTATGTGTATGAAACGTATGAAGCATTATCCTACATAAGTGTTGATAAAATTATAGTTATGTTGAAAAAGTTTGAATATAAGTATAATGGAATTGACCCTAGTTATTTATTTATTGAGATGCTGATAAATGTGATATCATACAATATTAAAACAAACCTAAAGTTAAAATATTCTTATCAAAATGTTCTTAGACTATTGATAGAATGTAAAGAAAGTTTATTGCACGATAATACACTGAACAGAAAATTATTACTTTATAGAACATTTTATCAAATACATTTGTTGGGTGGTGAATTATGAGAAAGCTAGAAGATTTGAAATCAAGTTTATTAAAAGATGAAGTAGACAAGTTTTATGTGTTTTATGGTGATGATTTTGGCATAAGGAAACATTATATAGAAAAACTTGGTTCGTATTTTTCGCAGGTTACATATTTAAATAGTTGGACAGATATAAAAGATATGATTTCAGTAAAATCTTTATTTAATATACGTCAATTAATTTTAGTGTATGATGATACAGACTTTGCAAAGCAAGATGTAGGCGTTATTAAATCATTTATAGATAGTATAAATAATGAGTGGTATTGTTGTGTTTTTATTTATGATGATGTTGATTTTATAAAATCTAGTTTGTATAAAAATTTTGATGCATTTGTTACAGAATTTCCAGCAGTACAGACAAACGTGGCAGAGGAGTTTGTTGAGAGTGTTTTGAATATACCAGATAATTATAAAAATGAATTAGCAGTAAATTGTAACAATTTATATAATAATATATTGTTGGAGGCAGACAAGATAAAAAATTATGCAGATGCTTTAAATATATCACAACAGCAAGCTTATGAAGATTTAATGCTTAAAAATCAGTTGTTAATACACCAAGTTGATTTTGAGTGCGATGATTTTATGAATGCTGTTGTCACTGGTAATTACAAAGTTTTAGCATATTGGTGCGATGTTGTTACACAATATGAGGAATATGATATGTTCTTTTATAGTATAACAAGAATGTTCAATGACTTTTTAATATGTGGACTGGTTAAAAAATATGGTGAGTATGATGGAAGTTCTAGAGCATATAATTATGGATTACCTTGGGGAAGAGCTAAGTTGCTTAGAACATTTAATTTACCTTTTGATGCTGATTATTATTTTGATAGTGCGTTTAAAGTTGCTGAAATAGATGAATTAGTTAAAAGTGGTAGAATTTTAAAGCAAAATATTATAAATTATTTTATTATAAATGTTATATAAAAATTTTAAAAAAATTTCAATTTTTTAAAACATTTAAATGAAGTATATTTGGGGGTTTGATTTACATAAAGCAAAATCTCCAAGTTCAGTCGTATCAAGGGTTTTGTAGATTTTTACAAATTAAAAAATTTCCTTTACAAATTAAAATTTTTTTTATATACTTACAACAGAATTTAATAAGTTTTATTGGAGGTAGATATTATGATGACAATAGAACCGAATGTTGTAAGGTGTATGGAAAAATATAATTTAAGTAGGGAAGAAGCTGAACGTATTATTACAACAACTAATTCCGAATTAAGCATAGAAGATTTACGATATAAGTATGATAATGTGGAGTTAGGTAAATCTTTTCCAGAATGGATAACTCCAGAAAACTTATTAAGTATGTGCTATAAAGCAGTAGGTACTATTTGTAACAGTAATTATTATTGGTATTATGGACCAGATGAAATAGCTTTAGATTTATATATTTGGGCTGTCATCAGATTAAATAAATATGATAATTTTAAAGTATTGAAGAAAGCTCTACACGACCAATGTAAAACAATTATAAGGGATATAAATAGAAAAGAGGTAATTAATATTTCTAGTGTATCTATGTCTAACTTTGAAAAACCAGATGAGGGTGATGTTGCTCTATTATCAGAGGTAGAAGACCTAAGGTATGAAGATAAATTAAGTACTTCAAATTTATTATTAAATATACGCAATATAAAGAGCTCTAAGATTAGAGGAATTTTAATTTTGGGAGGGTACTTTATAGCTAATATTATAGAATTAGCTGATTTGGTTGTTGATGTATATAATACAAGCTCAGATTTACAAAAAAAGAAATTATATGAATTGTGCAAAGATGACAAGTGGTTATGTGATAGGTTAAATTTACAGTATGATAATAGTGAGGTATGCAAAATATCGATTGGAAGAATTTT